GGTCACCCGTTTCAAACAGGCGCAGCATACGCCCCTCGAAGCTCTGTGAGCTTGCGTGTCGAAACTGATACCACAATGCCCGACTGCACGGGTTGCCTATCTGAGAGCCGCCCAAATGCGGCCTGTGGCCGTTTTTGCGGCTGGCCTCATAATGTTCGTAAATCTTCTGAACTGTCGTGGGTTGCATGTATTTCTCAAGGTTCATTCCACCACCCCATCAAAAAACGTAAATGCATCTATTGGCACCAATCCGATTGCCTCAACATCAGACGGATCATTTCTGCGCGACCATCCCTCTTGGCTATATTCAATTTTAAACTTTTGCGTCAAATTGGCATAGCCAATCCGATCAGACCAACTGACTACAAACAGGCACGGTACATCGCAGACATCAGTCAAAGATTTAGCCGCAATTAATTTACTGGCAGAAATAAAGCAGTCTGCATATTTATCGTGCTTGATGTTTCTGTTCCGCATTTCAATGAATGCTTTTATTTCCTTTCCGTCCAACGCAACAAAATCAAACTGGGCAAACTTTCTTTGCCGCTTCATCGTGCAATTCCATTGCTGCTCCAAAAACGATGCCAGCTTTTCTTCATTAGAATAATCTAATTCGTTTTCATAAACTGGCTTCATCCCACCACCTCAGAGGCAATCAACATAACGATCATAACTATTACCTCTATTTTCAAAATTATCTCTAACATTTCCGATCCTCTCCATTTGTGAAATGGGGCAGCAAAAGCCGCCCCATCGCAAAATAGATTATCTCTTCCAAGGTGGTGCAGCCGCCGCCTGTGGTGCAGCCGCTGGAGCCGCTTGGGCATAGCCTGCGTTAGCACCAGCACTTGAGTAGCCCTTAACGTCATTACTGGCTTCATACCCATTAGACGCTGGGCGTACCGCCAGCTTCACCATCAGTGGCTTGTCCAGCAATTCCTCCGAATTATGCAGAGGAACCTGCAAGGCCGCGCCAATAGACTTCAAAGTGCGAGTTGCGATTTCTACTGCGGTAGCGTTTGGGTTTTTAAGATTAAGCCTGTCGAAGACCACACGGCCAGTGTAGTGGCCCTCAATCACTTCGATCTTCAACTGAAGATATGATCCATTCTGCGCCTTCGTGGGCTTCTGCTCGTGATCGGTAATCACGCACTTGTAATTGCCTGCTGGCAGCGGCTCGAAAGATGGTGCCACTTCCACGGCGTCGAAGTTAATATCGCTAAAGTCCATTTTAGTTTCCTACTCTGTTAAAAAGTCTGCAAAAGGGTTACGGTCAAAAGTGAACGGCAGCGGCTCACTGATGTTAAAACGATTTTTGGTGATAGATGCCGCCTGCGGATGGCAGATAATCTCACGCTCACCCGTGCTGATTGCACGTTTCTTGTCGCCCTCGCCATTTCTGACGAAAGTCTTCAGCCTGATCATCGCCACCAAATCAACATTATCAGTGTAATTTGCCAAAGATTTACGATGCAGGCGCAGTGTGTATCTTGAGTAACTATCGCTATCTGGTAGCTCCAAGTGTTCTGTATCGGCATGGGCAATGAAGATGACATTCATGCCCTTTTCGTATGCCAGTGATCCAGCCCAGTCTCTGATCTGCCTGTGCCTTTCAGCCGCCGCAGATTGACCAGCACCAAAACCTCCAGCCGCCGCATTAATCGACTTGGCCTTGGGGTCAGCCGCGACAATCTCTGCCTCAATCATAGTCGCTAATTGACTGATCGAATCAATCACCAGCGTCTTGTGCTTGTGGCCTTGCGTGGCAAGCGCCTCAATGGCGTCCAGCACGTCTTGGCTGGATGTGGACAGCGGAAACAGGCTGACGTTGTCATTGCCTGTCAGGCTGGCTGTGCCGTCTTCTGTGCGAATTATCACCGGGCTAGGCCACATACTAGCCAGTGTAGTCTTGCCCATGCCGCCCTCCCCAAAAATGGTCGCTATAATCGGGCGTTGGCCCGATGGCTTCGACAGACTTTTCAGATCAATTGCCATTATACTTCTCCCAACTTTTTTTGTCTGCTGCCAACGATGACATCTCTTTCAAAATTGCCTCTTGAGTTTCAACAACGTGCAAAAAATCGTATCCATCAGGGACGTTATTAAAGATCAACAATGATTTATTGCCGTTTAATTCTTTAACCTTACCGCCCCATGTTTCTATCATTTTAACGTGATCTAAATTAACAGCGACAACATTTGTCCTTCCTTCAATTTTTGATCGCAAACGAACCCAACATGCCATTATACTTCTACCCTCCACACTCTAAATTTATCGTCTTCGCCACGAACCGTGACCTTCATTTCAAGGCCCTTGGCCGCAGCGCGAATTGTCATTGTCTCAGTTTTGGTATCAACCAACACACTGTCGCCAACTTCCATTTGACCCAGCAATTTTTTCCACTTTCCCGATCTGGTGTTGGATGACGATGTGATCGGCAGCCCCTTATCAATCTTCATTACCAATCCCTCCCAAAGACGAGTGCAAATACCTCGTCTAAAATTTCATCTATGCTGCGGTTCATGTTGAAAACTCCAAGTTTGGGTGGTCGCGCCACCAATTTAATTTACGCTCTAACCTGATCTGGTTTGGGCTTTTACTTTGGCCGTCCATCACAGTGACGGAGGCCAAAGCAGCAATCAGCATCTCTAGCTCGACATCATTCAGTTTTATCGTTCTTCTCCTCTTCATCCCAATTTGGCTCTGGGCCAAGTGACACCTTCACGTCCTTGCGGTAGCGCATGGAACACGACTGCCTGTTTCTCATTTTTTCTTTGCGCTCCTGCTCTGATGTTTTTGCACCAGAGCGCGGCCCTCTGTTGATCGAAACCATTACAGTGTCTCCACTTTAACGCCTACTTTGCCAGTTTTGGTTTCAAAGGCAGGCGCAATCTTGGCCCACAACTTTGGCTCATTAGCCAACAGGTAACGACAGCCAGCGGCATCCGCGCTGATGGTTGTCTTTACTGGGTGAAGATGTGTTGGAATTTTGCGGCTCACTTTGTCCCAAACGATGGCGTCAACTTTACGGCTGACAGGCTGTGTCAGTGTAACTTTGTGGCCTTCAGTTTTGTGGGATATGCTGCCCTCGTCTTTGACTTCTAGGGCCGCTGCGATCTGCTCTTCAATCGCGTGGCGCTTTGCGGTCAGCGCCTTTTCTTCTGCCTTGATTGACAACCAATCAGCGGCCAAAATATCTACATTAATATTGTCCATTACGTTCTCCGTTCGCGTTCATTCATTCATTCGTTCATTCTCTACAGAAATTGGTTTACAGAAAGATTTTCAGACTGTAAAGCTCTTTTTACACTATTTGCAAAATGGAGCGGAAAAATGCAGCAATTACTATCAATAGATGACATCAGGGTGGCTCTGCAAGATCGCCGCCTCACAGTGGTCGCAGAGAAATCTGGCCTGTCACATCCCACTGTAAAGGCAGTCGCTACAGGCAACGAACGAATCAGTCTGAACACATGGAAAAAGCTGTCCGAATATCTGACGGTGAACCCATGAATGTCGAAGACTACTGCTCCAAGATGGGTTTTTTCTTGGTCACAATCCCAGCAGGGACTAAGGGGCCAACTCGCTTCGGATGGCAGAAGCCAGAGCAGGCATTGAGCGATCCAGAAACAGCGCGTCTGTATTACGAGCAGAACCCCACCCATAATGTTGGCCTACTGCATGGGGCGTCTGGAACCTGTGCAGTGGACATCGATCATGTCGAGCATACCAAGCTCATCTTTGAAGAACTGGGCATCGATTTCTCAGAGCTAATGCAGTCGGCCCCCCAAATTATTGGGCGCGAAAATCGCGGCAAGCTGATCTTCAAGGCACCGCCCGATCTGATTACCCATAAAATTAGTTGGCCCGTCGAGGGCGATCCCAGAAAAACCGAAGTGGTCTTTGAGCTTCGCGCTGGGGCCGTGCAAGATGTCCTGCCGCCATCAATTCACCCAGACACGGGCAAGCCATACGAGTGGGCAGGCAGATCAATCTGGGATGGCCTGCCAGAACTACCGCCCCAGCTACTAACGATCTGGCAAGAGTGGGATAAATTTAGACCCCAAATGCAATCCATATGCCCGTGGCGGCGTGAGCCAGAATATCAGCCACCCAGAAAGCCACGGCCCAAGAACAATGACGGTACGTCAGTCATCGATGCCTTTAATCAGGCCCACGATATGCATTCGTTGCTCGTTCAATACGGCTACAAGCAGACCGCCAAGGATCGCTTCCTATCGCCCAACTCCACGTCAAAGCTGGCAGGCGTCAAGGTATTTGATGATGGCCGCGCCTTCAGTCACCACGCATCCGATCCATTTTCATCAGAGCATAGCTTCGATTGTTTTGAGCTATGGTGCCAGTACGAATTTCAAGGAAACGTCACCAAGGCCGTGCGCGAGGCCGCTGCCTTCCTGCACATCAAGCAAGAGCCAGAGGCCGACGAGAAAGAGATATTTGCCCGTGGGACAGAACTCTTAGCCAAGATGACAACTAAGCCCAAACCCAAACCAGACGCAGGGCCACTGGATCACATACCAGATCATCTGCTGGCAATCCCCGGTATTCTGCAAGACGTGGTCAATGGCTATTCGATCTCAGCCATCAAGCCACAGCCACAGTTTGCCGTGCAGTGCGCGATAGCGTTTGGATCGGTGGTGATGGGCCGCAGATGGGTGACAGACAGACGCAATTTCTCATCCCTGTATCTGCTAAATATTGGTGAGACAGGATCAGGTAAGGAACACACCAAAACCGTTCTGGAAACAATGCTGGAGCAGGCTGGCCTGACAGACCTAATTGGCCCCGCAGGTTACACCAGTGGTGCAGGCGTTATGTCCACCCTCATCAACAAGCCAGTCCACGTCAGCGTGGTCGATGAGCTTGGCCGTCAGCTAAAGGCAGCAAGCGCATCTGGTATGCAGAATAAGGCTGACGCCATCACAGCCATCATGGAATGCTTTGGTCGGCAGGACGGCACCCTGAGACCCCAAGGCTATTCGACAATGACCCTCAAATCTTCTGAGGCCGAAAAGCTGGAGAAATATGTGCGGCGTCCAAGTTTGACACTCGTCGGCATGTCAACGCCAAGCGAATTTATGAAGGCAATTGGCGGTGGCGATGTGGCGTCTGGCCTGCTCAACAGGTTTCTAATTGTCAAATCCGAAATCGGCGTACAACTATCCCAGCGCAACAGCGTGGCGTCGATCTCAGACCGCCTCGCAAAGTGGGCCAACGAACACGCTCACGCCCACGATGGCGATTTGGATGCAGGCAACATCCACGACATGCCGTCCAACCCTCTTGAGGTGCCATTTACCCCAGAGGCTGAGAGGCTGCTCAGACAGTACGAAGAGCGGCTGGTGGACGCCATCAGGAAAGAGACTGGCTCTGGACTGGAGGCCATGTACAATCGGTCCAGAGAGATCGCCATGCGCCTGTCTCTGATTGTGGCGCGGTCAATGGGGCAAGACAGTATCGGCGTGGACGCCATGCAGTGGTCGATTGACTACGTCGAGTTTTACGCAAGCCAGACCATTGCAATGTTTCGATCCAATATGGCCGATGGCCCCTTCGATGCCTGCTGTAAGGCAGTGTTTTCCAAGATCGATCTGGCAGGCTCAGAGGGCATCACAGAGCGCGATCTTGCGCGTGGTGTGGCAGCGTTCGCAAATATGGATCGGCGCAAGAGGGCAGACGTTCTGGACGCTCTGGTGAATGATAGGGGCATAGAGTGCCGCAATCTAAACGAGGGCAAGCGTGGCAGACCAAACATGGCGTGGCTTGCGCCAGCAACACACTAGGTAGAGAAGACATGAACAGATCAGAAATATTAGACACGGCCAAGCAATACGTCACAAAGGATCGGAACAAGACGCACGGCGATATGGAAGACAACTTTCAGTCCATAGCAGATTTGTGGGGAATTTACTTCAACCACGAATGGGATTTCACAGCTACTGACGTTGCAGTGATGATGGCCCTGTTGAAGATCGCACGGCTCAAGTCAAACAAAAGCAATCCTGACAACTGGATAGACGCCTGCGGGTATCTGGCCTGCGGTGGCGAGTTGGCTATCAAGAGCGATAAATGAATAACGTCAGTAATAACGTCATTAAGAAAATCACTAAACATTGGCGTTTTTGTAAACGATTACAGGGAGTTACGATTTATGGCATTTATGACAATAACGTCGAGCCTCTGGGGGTCTTACCCCCCTACACCCCCATACCCCCCCATCTCTAAAAAGGGGGGAGGATACCCCCATCGACGTAAAGACATAAATATATATAATAATAATAATATATATATAATAACTATAAGAATAAGGGGTCTGGGCTGTTTCGATTAACGTCAATTTAGGTTCGACGTTATTCTGCCAAAAATAAATTAAATACTTTGCATATAACCCTTGAAGTATCTGTAAATGTATCTTATCTATAATTGTAGAAACAGGGAGAAACGAAAAAAATATCGACCAAAATAATCCAAAAGGAAAATAAAATGAAATTCAACACAACAAAAATCCACGCGCTAGTCACAAACATTACACAACACTCATCAGCATTCGCCATCAATCAAGAAGGCGATAGCATCTTTATTACCAACAACCTTTCGCGCTTCCTGTCCCTCAAAGTGGGCGATACCGTCTTCGTCGAGGCAGTCATTAATCATCCAGATAAAAGAGACACCATCAAGTGGAGAGCCTTGGGATGTATCAAATCACCGCCAGAAATAGAACCAGAAGAACCAGATGAAGAAGAAGAAGAAGCGCTGGGCATCCTAAATAAAATGATCAAAGACGCCAAACCAAAGCCAACAGACGTGCAGACAGCAATATCATACATGCTAAATAATGCAGAAACATACCTGACAAGTGCAGAAATCATCGCAGGGTATCGTGAGGCACAGCCAAGCCATAACAACACAGTCTCAGATAAAGACATCAATAACGCAGCAAGACGCCTATTCGATCAAGGCAGTATCGCAAAGGCCGAAGTCTGGGCAAGGCCAGATCAAAGAAAGGCCAGCTTCAATCTGTGGGCAATCTCAACAGATAGGTTCACCGCATGACAGATGAACAATTCAACCGCATCATTAACGCAATGCCAAATAAAATCGATGAAAACCAAATTATCGCAATCTTCGCAACCATCATCGAAGGCTACCAAATGGAAGAAAAATGGCCCGAAATTATGATCGGCATCACAAAATCAATCGGATATACAGAGGAGACAATGCATTGACCAGACAGGCCATAGTACGGAAACATTTCAAAGTGGATCACCTGACCTTTGAATTAACCGAAACAACATACGCAGTCATAGCTGGAGAAGCAGTACACGCAAAAGACCGTAAGCCGCTATTCACTGGAACAATAACCAAAGGCACCGCAACAGAACTGCGCCGACTGGCGCACCAATTCGATGAAAGAGAGGATAAATTATGACCGATAAAATAAATGGACTTGAAGCAATCGCAAAAGTCGCAACATTCGTTCACGAACACCCCGACATCAAACCAAAAGATCACAGGAAAGTAATGGCAGAAATGCTGGAGCCAATGCTGGAGCAATTATTCGGCAACGAATACGAACCATATGAAGAGGATAAATTATGATCATTAAATCTTGGGAATTTAGAGGCTTCGAATGGAGCCACGATCTGCCAGACTGGCTGCAACCAGAATGCTCTAAGCGTAAAGGTAGCCCATTTTTATGGGTCCACACGCAGCAAGGCGAACAGCCAGTAAAGTCAGGACAATACATCGCAATCAACCTAAGAGGCCACGTCACCGTCCACAACACAAAGCCAGACGGGTGGAAAAAAGAAACAATCGCAGGCGCTGCCTTCGTAATATTTATTGCAATCGTAGCCGTGGCAATGCTATCCCTCTAATTGCACTTTCTGCTCAACTGGCCCCGCTACTTTGCGGGGCATTTTTTTATCATAATAACGACAACCCTTTTTTTTAATTTAATTTTGTATTATATGAAAATTAAAGGGAGCTATCATCATGGCAAAGAAAAAATCAAAAAACCCTGTGGGTAGACCAAGGTTTGAGGTCACGCCAAAAGTGCTGAAAGAAGTCGAAGAAATGGCAGGACGTGGATTAACCATCAGCCAGATGGCTTCCTGCTTGGGTGTTTCACCCGCAACTATTTACAATAAACAGTCCGAATATTTGGAGTTTTTAGAGACTATAAAAAAAGGACAGGCAATTGGCCTTCAAAAAGTCACCAATGCCCTATTTGAAAATGCTACCGTCGAGCGGGATAATGTCGCCATAATTTACTACCTAAATAACAGGGATAAAGAAAACTGGTCGAACAAGCATGAGGTCGCAACCACCGTCGAGCATAAAAATGTCATAGATTTAACAAGGATGAGTGATGACCAACTCAGCGCAATTGCAGCAGCTTTTAAGCAAGTTGACACTGGAACAGGTTCAAGCGGAGCGTTACCGCAGATCATTGAGGGAGTTTACGAAAGCCGCATGGCCGACGATTGAACCGGGCGTTGAGTTCAAAAACAATTGGCACATAGATAGCATCAGTGATCATCTTCAAGCAGTAAAAGAAGGCGACATCAAGCGCCTAATCATTAACGTGCCGCCAAGACACATGAAGTCCATAAGCGTGGCCGTGGCGCTGCCTGCGTGGACTTGGGCCACACAACCATCCAAGAAGTTCCTCTATGCGTCCTACGCCTCCTCCCTGTCGATCAGGGATAGCGTTAAGTGCCGAAGGCTGATCGATAGCCCGTGGTACAAGGCGCACTTCGGTGACAAGTTTAAGCTCACCGACGATCAAAACCAGAAGCAGCGTTTTGAGAACGATTTGACGGGCTTCAGAATCGCGACCAGTGTTGGTGGTGCGCTAACTGGTGATGGTGGTGACATCATCTGTATCGATGACCCACACAACAGCGTGGAGGCTGATAGCAGCGCCGTCAGGGAGGGTGTGCTAGACTGGTGGGATCAGGCCATGCAGACGCGCCTTAACGACCCAAAGACGGGCGCGTTTGTCATCATCATGCAAAGATTGCACGAACAAGACCTCACGGGCCATATTCTGGCCAATGAGCTAGGGGATGAGTGGGACCACCTGTGCCTGCCTGCCAGATATGAGCTAGGCCACCCAACGCCCAACAGATCAACCCTTGGCTTCACAGACCCACGCACAAAGGAAGGCGAACTGCTATGGCCCGAAAGGATGGACGAGAAGACCCTGACCACCCTAGAGCGCAGCCTTGGCTCCTACGCAGCCGCTGGGCAGC